TGTGATAATCTTGGCGGAGTTTCTGCAAGTCAAGTAGAAATGAACTCAGGAATTCAATTTTATGATGGCATTCCTACTGATAAAATTCAAGAGATCCTTGTTCGTTCTGCTAGTGATCTTATCTCTTTGGATAATCCAAACTATCAATTTGTAGCAGCACGTCTATTATTGTTTGGTCTTTATAAGCAAGTATTTGGTGATGATTGGAAGCATGGATTTCCTGATCTCAAAGAACATTTGAATGAAGGTATCGAGCGTGGCATCTATGATGCTGAATTGGTAACTAAATATTCTGATGATGAGTGGGAAAAAATTCATTCATATCTGGATCATGGTCGTGACTATTTGTTTACCTATGCTGGTCTTCGTCAGGTAGTTGACAAGTATCTCGTCCAAGATAGGAGTTCACATGCAATGTATGAAACTCCCCAGTATGCATATTTGTTAGTTGCCGCTACAATTTTCGCAGAATATCCTCAGGAGACTCGTCTCGATTATGTCAGAAGATACTACAACGCAATCAGCAAACACAAAATCAACGTTCCCACACCTATCTTGGCAGGGGTGCGAACTCCACTTCGACAGTTTGCTAGCTGTGTTCTTATTGATAGCGATGACACCCTCGATAGCATCTTTTCTAGTGACATGGCGATTGGCCAGTATGTTGCTCAACGTGCAGGAATCGGTATCAACGCAGGCAGAATCCGTGGCATCAACGCTAAGATCCGAGGGGGAGAAGTACAGCACACAGGTGTTGTCCCATTTCTCAAAAAATTTGAAGCAACTGTCAGATGCTGCACTCAGAATGGCATCCGAGGTGGAAGCGCGACAGTCCACTTCCCAATCTGGCACCAAGAAATAGAAGACATTATTGTTCTCAAGAACAATAAAGGAACCGAAGACAATCGAGTGAGGAAACTTGACTACTCAATCCAAATTTCAAAACTTTTCTACGAACGTTTCATTGCGAATGGAGAGATTAGCCTCTTCTCACCGCATGACGTACCAGGTCTCTATGATGCTTTTGGTACTGATGCATTTGACGCTCGCTATGTGGACTATGAATCAGATCAGTCTATTCCAAGAAAGACTGTCGGGGCACAAGAACTTATCCTAGATATTCTGAAGGAGAGAGCAGAGACTGGTCGTTTATATATTATGAACATTGATCACTGTAATGATCATTCATCCTTCAAGGATAAGATCAACATGAGTAATCTATGTCAGGAGATCACTTTACCTACAGATCCTATTAATCACATCGATGATACCGCTGGTGAGATCGCTTTGTGTATTTTGTCTGCTATCAATATAGGTAAACTAAAAAAACTAGATGAACTAGAAGAACTTTGTGATCTTGCTGTTCGTGGTCTTGAAGAACTTATTGATTATCAAGGATATCCAGTTGCTGCAGCAGAAAGAAGTACAAAAGAACGTCGTTCACTTGGGGTAGGTTTTATTGGTCTTGCCCATTATCTTGCTAAACAAGGATTTAAGTATGGTGATCCAGACGCTTTAAAAGAAGTTCATAACATTACCGAAGCGTTTCAATACTACTTGTTAAGATCCTCCAATAGTATTGCAAAAGAAAAAGGTGCATGTACAGGATTTAATCGAACTAAGTATGCTGATGGAATTCTTCCAATAGATACATATAAGAAGGACGTTGACGAATTAGTAACACCCGAGTATAATTATGATTGGGAAAGTCTTAGGACATCTATCACCACCCACGGTCTTAGGCACTCAACATTGTCCGCACAAATGCCATCGGAATCTAGTTCCGTTGTGTCAAATGCAACCAATGGAATCGAACCACCTAGAGACTACCTGTCCGTTAAAAAATCAAAGAAAGGACCTCTTAAGCAAATTGTTCCTCAGTACACTACCCTGAAGAATAATTACACTTTGTTATGGGATATGGAATCTAATCGTGGTTATATTAACATTGTTGCTGTAATGCAAAAATTCTTTGATCAAGCGATTAGTGGTAATTGGTCTTACAATCCGGAACACTATCCGGATAATGAAGTACCAGTATCTTCTATGGCTCAAGATTTGTTAACTACGTACAAATATGGTTGGAAAACTTCCTATTATCAAAATACCTATGATGCTAAAAAAGATGAGGATGATTTAGATATCAAAGAGAGTAATTCTGGTTTGGATCAATTGATGAAACAATTGGAAGAGTCAGAAGAAGATTGCGAAAGTTGTAAAATTTAAGGAGAACTAATGGAGTTTATTAAAGAGACTAGTAAGACTGTTAAAGGTATGACAGTTTTTAATTCTAATAAAACTAATTTAAAGAAACAACCAATGTTCTTTGGTGCCCCTCTTGGGGTCCAAAGATATGATACGTATAAGTATCCCATTTTTGATAAACTAACACAGCAACAACTGGGTTATTTTTGGAGACCAGAAGAAGTATCATTGCAAAAAGATCGTGCGGACTATCAGACACTACGCCCTGAACAAAAGCACATTTTTACCAGCAATCTTAAATATCAGATCATGCTGGATTCTGTACAAGGGCGCGGTCCTGGGATGGCTTTTATCCCTTATTGTTCACTACCTGAACTTGAAGCTTGCATGACTATTTGGGAGACTATGGAGATGATTCATAGTCGGTCGTACACATATATAATTAAAAATGTATACTCTGATCCAACAGAAGTATTTGATACTATTCTAGATGACGAACGAATCCTCAGTCGTGCTGCAACTGTAACTGCATCTTATGATGAGTTAATTAAAGCTGCACAACAATATGGCAATAGTAATGACTGGGAATATGCAATGGAAGATGTGGATTATGCTAAAGATTCTCTAAAAGAACTTAAGCGTAAACTATATCGTGCAGTTATGAATGTAAATATCCTTGAGGGTATCCGTTTCTATGTGTCCTTTGCTTGCACATTTGCATTTGGTGAACTTAAACTTATGGAAGGTTCAGCAAAAATTATCTCATTGATTGCTCGTGATGAAAGTCAACATCTAGTCATCACACAAAACATTCTTAAGAATTGGGCGAATGGTGATGATCCAGATATGTTGGAGATTATGGAAGAAGAGAAAGATAATGTATATCAAATGTTTAATACATGTGTAGAAGAAGAGAAGAATTGGGCAGAGTATTTGTTCAGAGACGGTTCTATGATTGGTTTGAATGCAAAACTACTTGACTCTTATGTTGAGTATATTGCTAATCGTCGCATGAAATCAATTGGTTTAAAACCAATGTTTGATACTCCTATGTCAAACAATCCTCTACCATGGACTCAACACTGGTTAAATTCTAAGATGATGCAGAATGCTCCTCAAGAAACTGAGATTGAATCTTACGTAATTGGAGGAATTAAACAAGATGTTAAAAAAGATACGTTCGCTGGTTTCCAGTTGTGATAAAAAAATCTTTGCCTGGTTGGAAGGTGAGAGCTCTAGCAGATGTTCACCTTCCAGACAAACACTGGACAATTCTGCAACTGGGTCCAACCAGTCTGTCAGAAGCTTTTATTCTCCAGGCAATAAAATGGAAATACCAGACCCGTGGGATTAGGGAGTCGTAAGACTCCCTTTTTTTATCTAAATACAAGTGATACTGGATTTTTGTATGCTATCTACACAATATCGTTTACGGATGGAGTATATCTGTAAACGTATATCACAAAATTATGAAGTTCAGATTAGTGATATGATTTGGGCTCAGAAACTAGCTAAATCAAACAAATCTGCTGAAGCCATGTTAAGGATGGCACGTCGTAAATCATCCAACCCAGACGCGCCTGAAGGTGGCTTAGACGATTTTATGAACAGGATGGACTTGGGGGATCCTGATCCATCCAATCACAAAACAGGATTCCAAAATGTTGATGAAATAGTTGATTGGTTTCATCAAGAAAAATCTGATGATTGGAGGCAACGTGACTAAGAAACAATACAAACAACTGCTACTGGATCACTTCACAGAGCGATTGAATAAACTCACAGCTAAAGAACTGAAGGAACTTGCTGCGAAACATACATGAAAGATTATGTCTGTGTCACCACATGGGATCCCATCTTTGAATGTATACGATATCATTGGGTTCACAAGTCCGAAAAAAATCCCATGCAATTTGTCAAAAATCTCAACCCAGAGCAGAAAGTGTTATGAGCAGTAAAATGATGTTCCTGGTCGCTAATGGCGACAATAAATGCATCAGTCATGACGGGTATATTCAATTAGGTAGTTTCTCTCATAGTGTAGAGAAGCATCTAGAGTTGAATCCTGAACAAGAATGGCAGGTGACCTATTGGATGCCTGATCCATTTAGTATCAGATACCCAAGACCTAACTATCAGCATACTATGAAGGCGAATGAAGGATCCCCCAAGACTGATAATGCGTTAGATAGTCGTCCTAGGGACTTTCCAGATCAAGCAACCAATCGTTTAGAGAGAACATTATAACTATTGACAAACAAGTCAATCTTCAGTAAAATAACTCTGCTAAGGTTCAAAGGGAAATATATAGCTTACAGTTAAAATTATAATATGAAACCTCAGAGTGCGAAAGCTAAAGGTAGAAACTTACAGAAATGGGTTAGAGAAAGATTAATTGAATCATTAGATATACATCCAGAAGATATTGAATCTAGATCTATGGGTGCTGGTGGAGAAGATCTTATTATGGCTAGAGCTGCTAGACAGAAATTTCCACATAGTATTGAATGTAAGAATGTAGAAAAATTAAATGTATGGGAAGCTTATGATCAAGCTAAAGCTAATGGTGGTAAGTATGAACCAATTGTAGTCATGAAGAAAAACCACAAGAAACCATTAGTGGTAGTTGATGCAGATTATTTTATAAGTCTTTTTAATAAATAATAAGGCCTTGTTTTTCATCAATGTCAGAAGAAGTTAAAAAAGAAGAACCTAAGAAGAAAGGTATCTTAGGTAAAATTAAAGAGGCGGCAGATGACAAAGAAGAACAACTTGCTATTCTGTCTACTTTTGTTAGGCTTGGTATCCTTGTTTGGAGCGGCGGAATACTCACGCTGGCATACATCAAGTTACCTCCAGCCCTTGGTATTCCTGAACAAAAACTA